AGAAACTTAGAACCAACATTAGAATCTATGTTATTAGGCAACACACGAACAGTATAAAAAAACCCACCTTTCGGTGGGTTTCTTTTTGAACCTATTACTTCTTAGCAGGTTCTTTCTTTGCTTCTGCCTTAGGTGCATCTTTCTTCACTTCGGCTTTAGGTGCGTCTTTTTTAGGTGCATCTTTCTTAGCAGGATCTGCTGCAAAGGCTGATGTTGCAAAAACTGCGGTTGCGATAAGTGCAATTGCTTTCATTTACTTCTCCTTATAAAAAAATTATTCTTCATCTGCCAACTTTGCAAAGTATGCCATGTCGTCATCATCTTCCGAGATTTCAGGCATCTTTGGTTCAGTTTTTGCTTTTTCCTTGATTTGTTCTACAGTTGTTTTTGGTGCAGGTGTCTCACCGTTCAAACCAAGAACCTTATCTAGGCGTTTCTTCAATTCATCATACGATTTAAATTCTTTGTCAGAAAGTAAATCTTGTAATGAATGTTCAGATTTCCAAATCTTCTCAAGTGCTTCATCATCATCTAATAATGCAGATGCAGATTCAAATTCAGATTTGTCATAATTTTGGTAACCATCAACTTTACGAATCTTCAGTTTGAAGTTTGCACCTTTCCACAAATCAAAAGGATTAACTGCTTCCTCATCTTCGAATTGTGGGTTCATTGCTTCGGTAATTTTATCAAAGATTTTCTTACCGAATTTGAACAACTTTACCTGTCCATCATTTTCAGGATGTTTTGGATCAGATACAATATAAACGTTTGCAATATAATTTAACTTACGCTTTTGTTTACGAACAACATCTTTATTTGCTTCGATGCCAGAATTCCACAATGCTGAATTGTGTTCACAAACAGGACATTGTTGGTTTTTGGTTGTTAAACAGTTATCGATTAACCAACCACCAGGACCTTGGAATCCATGTGAGAATACTTTAATCCAAGGCAACGAATCATCACCATCAGCTGAAGGTGCAGGTAGAAAACGGATAGTGGCCATGCCATTACCTGCTTTGTCTACTTCTGGTTTCCAAAAATTATCGGATTTATCTGCGCCATCAGATGTATTGATTGCTTCGATTGCTTTGGCGAGTTTATCTAGATTGCCAGATTGGCGTTTGAGATTTGCGAAACTACTCATGGTATTTCCTTTCGTATAAACGGAGTATTAACGGTGTATAAACGACTTATCCACAAACAACTCATAATGTGGAGTATATATCCAATCACAAGTACATATTGAGAATGGATATGGTAGAAGGCCAATCAGTATGTAATATACCAATGCCTCCTGCTTCGTCCCATTGTTGAATTACACTTTGTGTATCATCAATAATGATTGAAGTTGGTGTAGCATATTTCCATTTGTGTTTCTTGCCTGGTACAAATAATGGATTAAATGTAATTCCATGTGTTTGTAACCAAATCATTTTCTGTTTGGAAATAGCATCATAATTTTTTTCACTTGCTGTTGAAGAAAGAATCTGTGTTGGAGCTGGAAACTTTCTAAGATAATCTACACCTTGCATCGCACCAGGCATAACATCTAATGTTGAAAATTGACCACTCTCAATAAATTGTTCAAAGTAAGTATCAAATTTTTTATTTTTTTCTGCTTCTCTTGGATTAATTCCAAACAAAGAAACATATCTTTTATTGAAGTCGGCAATTACGCCATCCATATCCAAATAAATGTGTGTTATCTTAAGCATATTCTTTTAACAATTCTTTAGTTTGTATCATAAATGTATCATTATCATAGTTTACAAAAGGTTTATACTTCATTATCCTTCTTTTGATGTTAGGCCAAATGATATCATCAGATATTTTTTTCGACCACAATTCAATAAAATGAAATTGATTTTCCAATATCATTAATGTTTCAATTGATATTTTATTACGCATCATTTCTTGCAGCAATACTGGATAATTTCCATTTTCTACGATAAAGATTTTGTCTCTATCAAAATTTTCCAACAAATACATCATATCATTTTTAAATGTATATGTCAATGCCTGATTTCTTTTTTGCCACTTTATGTAGTTTTCTTCACCTTCTGGTCCCAAAAGATCACCAACCCAAGTAATGTCTTTTACCAGAAAATTGGCAACCAAGAAGTTCTTCAGTTCATCTAAACTATATTTTCTAGAAAGTTTATAGAATGAATATTTGTCTTTTCTGGTTGAGAAGGTTTGTTTTGATAGATTAGTTTTGCCATGGTATTTCACATAATCATAACTATCACTTGTAAAATGTAATTTCAAGGCATGAAACATGGCATATGTTACAAAGCCAGTATTATCAATCATATAGGCAATTTAGATGTTTTCTTCAATAGATTTAATTCTTGTGCTTCTTCTCTTATCTTTGCTTTGAGTGCTGATGAAATTAATGTTGCCGCCATTTCAACTTCAAGTCCAGTTTCATTACAATGATGGCAGATGGCATCCATGTAACCGATGCCTTCTGCTTTTGTTATGTTCTCTATCAATATACTAAAATCTTTAATCTCACTCTGCGTAGCCATCAAATGTCCCTATAAAATATATGATTACCAATTCTACTCACAACATATTTTTTATTCCAACCAGGATTAACATAGTTGGCATGATAATATAATGCTCTTGTCTTTGCAATAGTATCATGTAATACTGTTTCTGTCAACGCTCTGCGAGCAATCAATACCGATTCTTCCCATGCATAAACATCACTAACTTTTAAACCTTTTATACAAGTCCATGAAAATTGGCAAGTTGTTTTTTGATTGTATTTTGTTTTTTGGTAAACAACATCACAGACATCTTTTGGAAAATCTGGATCATTTACACGATTCATTGTAACTTGAGCCACGGCCAATTTACCCTCATACTTTTCTTTTGCAGATTCGTGGTAAATATTTTTGGCCATGCACATAACCTGTTTGTTAAAATCACCAACCACCTGTGTCTGTACAGCTTTGTTAACAACTGTCGTAGAAAATGTTGGCAATGAAAGTACGGCTATTAATAAGCCTAACAATATAAAAATTGGTTGTAATTTTTTAATTGAGTACATCTTATCTCCTTGTTAGGGGATAGCCGAAACTATCCCCGATACAATTACGAATTAGATTTTTTTATCTTTGTTTCAGTTTGTTGTGGAATTTGAGAAACAAAACCATTAAGCGTTTGAGCTTTTGATATGATATCTGTTTCACTTGGATAGGGTGGAAACCCTGGATGTGCGGGAATTTCTCCGCCATTGATTTTAGCAATATCTACTTTCGTAGACCATTCATTGCTAATTCTCTCACGGTGTGCATAATAATCTTGTTCTAACATCTCTTTCGCCATCTTTAATAAATCTAGGCGTATTTCGAACGGTGTCATATTCGACATAATAATCTCCTTGTGTTGTGTGTGTAAAAATACCAGTTAGTGTGTGTACTGGTCTATTATTTATAATACTTTAAAATTTTTCTATCAATTCTATCTTATCAGTAACATCTCCATCGATCATCATGTCAAAAGGATGTTTCTTGCCAAAGTGTTCGTTTGTACTCCAATATCTTTCTTCCTTGTTATATTTCAACCAAGGACAAAGACCTATAACCATGTTTGATCGATCAATATCATTTTCTTTATAGCAAAAAACTCTATGTGGAAAATAAGTTTGCCAAGTATATGCTCTACCTTCTTCTAGAATATAAGCACTTTGGCCTCTAAATTGAAATCCAAAATATTTGTTGGCTCTTACTGGTATGTTTAGTCGCAACAATTCAAATACTTCTGAATCAACATGATATCTATTGTTTGTAGATACTCTGAATCCTTTTACTATACCCAATCTACTTCTTGAAATTGTTACCTTTTTGCACAAATCAGTTAAGAATTCACCCATATAACCTATCTTAGCTGCAGGTGTCAATTCTGTAAAAGACATTCCATCTAAGTAACTATTTTTAATTTCTGTATGGTTATTTGAAGATCCTGCAAAAAAATCATTTGGTGAATTGTATTCTGTGCCCAATGTGTGTTGATGAATGTCTTGATTTTTATATTGTAAATTAGGATTGTAGGTTAACGAATAACCTCCATATGCATCTTCATCACCTTCAGAAGATTTCCATCCAAAAAATCCATACTTTTCAATAGCATCATCAACAGATTTTTTTAATCCTTCAACATCACCGTTAAATTTAAATACAAAATTTAAAGTTCTAGAATTTTGTGAAGAAGATATTACATCTTGCCTTGCCTCATACCAAGGTAATTGGCTTTTAATCCAATCTCCTACAGCTAATTTTTCGGGGCAATCATCAACATAAAATTTTGTGTTCGTTGAATACATTTTAAAATATAATTAATTAGTAGAAGTGGTGATTGATTCTGTTGCCAAGTTCAATCACCGAAAACTCCGGTCAGCGATTAAGCTGCCAGTGCGAACTTTTCATCGTTTGCGTTTGTTTTACTTGATTATTACGCCTTGTCATGGCGATTCTCCAATTGTCTATTAGCCACGCTGTCGAATCTATTTCAGGCCCATCAGAAGCACACTCGACTGCCATTCTAGAATTTTAGTAGAGGTTGTTCGTCTACTAGGGAATGTGCTTTTGGTGGACCTGACCGGTACCGCCCCGGTGTCCAACGCATCGTTCAACAACCTTCAACGAATTAGTTACACCAACTTGTTTTTGCTTCACCATAATATTCACGAGCAAAACCATTGTTAATTAACAGTATACGCAAAGATTGACCATTAAGCAATACATCACCTAAAACTCTACCACCATATTTGTCCCAATCCATCAATATGATTTGAGTTGTTTTTGCTTGTGATATCATTGCTTTGGTAAACTGTGTTGCTTTTTGTCCTCTCGCATCTTCTTCTGCACATTTCGCACGATGTCCTTTTTCTGGAGTATCAACACCAAAAACACGGAGAGATAATTCTTTTTTCAATGGATCTGGCAACCAAGCGGCTTCAAATGCTACGGTATCACCATCAATCACTCTTGTTAATTTTACATCATATGTAATACCAGGTTTAAATCTGGCAACATTAGAGGTCTGTGCGAAAGCTTTGAGAGCGACAAAGCAAGACATCACCACCAAAGAAATAATGATTGTTTTAATTAATAATTTTTGATTCATTTTGATCCCTATAAAATTTAATTGCTTTGACCAAGCCATCAATATGGTCAGAAGTTTTTTCTTTAAAAACCAATGGTTCCTCATTTAATACAGCCATAATGATAACCAGGTTATTTATAGGACGACCAATTAGTTCTTCATACATCAATGCATATGCGGTTGTTTGCCAAAAATAATCTTCAATCCATTCTTTCTTTTTTACTTTTCTTGATGTTTTAAAATCAATGACAGATAACTCACCTTCATATTCAGCAATACAATCAACACGGCCTGCCATTTCTATTTTCTTAGACCACAATGATTGTTCTTGATAGTGTATATTGTTTATTTTATTTAAATGCGGTTTAATTGTCAAGAACATTTCTTTGGCATCTGGCATAATTTCACCGAGGGCCTGATTGTTCAAATACCTCTCACACAAGGTATGCATATTTGTACCACGAGTGGTGGCCACCTTTGATATTTTGTTGGCCTGTTCTTCTCCAACTCGCTTCCTCCACTCTAGGATCGATTGTTTCTT